CCGATATCACCGCCACGCTGTTCGGAGTGTCCGGCAAGAAGAGCGTGACAGTGACCGCGTGATATAATGGGAGGGTGGACGGTTGGCTACCCTCTCTCACGGCGATGCAATACAAGGCCCGGAGCGCAACCCACGTGAGCGCTCCGGGCCTTGTCATACCGGAGGTTGGATGATGATTGATGACGCGAACCCCTAGTGGACAATACCGGCCTAGTCACTGGAGTGGCCGCCGGTTCCACCAAGCTGACGGCCGCGCTGTTCGGTGTCAGCGGTCAGGGCACTGTGACAGTCGCCTAATCTGCGATATAATAAAAGGGAGTGTTTCACGTGAAACACTCCCTTCTTTATGAAAGGGATAGTATGCTGAGAGATATCAACCCTAACGTCGAAGCGACGTTTAACTGGGCTCAATGGACGCCCAACACGTCGCTGAAACTCTGTAACGTGCCGTGGGATAGTAGTTACCGTGACCTAGCCCGGTTCGAATCACCGCAGAAACAACAGGAATGGTTCGACCGACGGCCCGGCATTGACAGGGTGCATGGAGTCATGCACATGTTCGGCCAACCCGTGCGCGTCGAACTGCCATTTAACGAGGCGTCCAACTACAACTATGTCGTGGTGTATAACGATTACCCCGACTTGGAGTCGCCACGGTATTGGTATTATTTCATCAACCACGTGGATTACATCAATGCGTACACTACTCAGCTCACTGTACAGTTGGACGTTTGGCAGTCGTTCCAGCATGTACTTAGGTTTGGTTCCTGCTATGTGGTGCGAGGCCATATCGGCATTGCCAACGAAAACCAGATGACCGATTATGGTCGCAGTTATCTCGCACTACCCGAAGGGCTGGACACCGGTAGCGAAATGGTGACGGTAAACCAACAGTACAAGTCTCTTATCAGCATGGACGGGAAAAATCTGAATTACGGCGTAATAGTCGTGAGCACGGTAGATTTGTCAGCGGACGCGGGTAGTCAGGAAAAACCGTCTCTCACTACTGCGGGCGGCTCTCTGTTTGAGAACATGGCTAACGGTGCTGAAATACTGTACTTTAAGGACATCCAGTCTATCCAAGTGTTTATGGGAGTGGGCTCTACTTTTTCATGGATAACACAGGGTATTGTAAACATGTACATGATACCCTCTTTAGATGATGACTTTCTTAAGCAATCCGGCTATGTCGTAGATAAGCTGTTTGGGAAAACACTCCCTCCGGAATTAAATAATCGTATCTACCGTTTCCCCCAGTCGGCCACAAATGCGCCCAGCAGATATGAAGACATTATTATCATTAATGATTTTCGTGATAATTTTAATATCCCTAAACGTTATAAAAACCTTAAAAAACTCAAATGCTACCCCTATTCTACTGTTGAATGCACTTGCTTGAATGGCACTAATATCACCTATAAGCCCGAAAATATCCAAAGCGATAATCTGGTTATTAGAGAGGTGCATAATTACGCGCCCAATGGCGCGCGCTTGAACTTTTACCCGGTTGGGTACAATAAGGCGGGTGCAAGCGAGATTGCTCCTCTTGATAAAAACAATGGGTTGCCCATTGATAGCGGGGAAATGTTGGACGCCGCGTTTGGCATCAGCAATTTCCCTCAATTTGTGATAGTCAACAATGGTGCCCAGTTGGCAATGGCAAACAGTGCCTACACTCGTTCCTACAGTCAACAGTCCGCTGACTGGGCGTACCAAAAAGCGCAGATGGGCATCAGTCAGTCTCTTGCGGCCACGGCCATGCAAAACCAGTACAATACCCAAGCCAACAAACTCGCTATCGGCAACCGCAACGCCAATAACGCGATACAAGCAACCTCGCTTAACACCAGTCTGGACAACACGACGTATATCAACAATCAGCGAGCTGACCTCGCACAGCTGAATAACGTGGTTAACGGCGTGGTCGGGGTGGCGGGTAACGCCGCTTCGGGCAATGTCGGGGGCGCGGTATCGGCATTAGGCGGTGCTGTCATGAATGGTGTCAACACTGAAGCGAACCGCAGTATCAACAATACCGCCGCCCAACTTTCCACGGCGAACTCGCTGAGTACCAACGCGGCCACAACAAGTCAGGCCAACACATACGGATCTCAGACTACAGCGCTTTCAAACCAGTTGGCCCAAAATATGGCGGACATGAACGCGGATTACGCGCAACGTTCCGCGTTCGGAGACTATCAAAACACCATTGCGGGTATCAATGCACAGGTACAGCAGATGCAATTAACACCCCCGACCACATCCGGTGCCATCGGCGGAGACGGTTTTAACCTCGCAAACGGTATTGTCGGGGTGTTGGTTCGATTTAAGACGTGCGCACCCTCAGCCCTGCGGAGCGTCGGAGAGTACATGTTGCGTTACGGGTATTTTATCCAGCGTTTCATCACGCCGCCGCAATCGCTGGAATGTATGACAAAATTCACCTACTGGCAGATGCAGGAGTGTTACGTGCGAGGTGATTTGCCCGAGCAGTATCGGCAGACCATTAAAGGCGTGTTCGAGTCTGGGGCTACTATATGGACCAACCCGGACGATATCGGCGTGACCGATTGGGCGGATAACGACCCATTGCCGGGCATCTCATTCTAGTGCTATACTAGAGGCATGTCTAGGTCGAGGAAAAATCAGAATCGTAGGGGCGGCGCGTTGCATCCGCGTGGCAATTACGCCAAGGCACGCGCCGCCAGCCTTGACGCAATGTACTACCATCTGCTGACCGAACTGGCATTAAACCGGTTCAGCTGGCGGGGACTGCCGCCAACCGTAGATGAACGATGGCTGGAAATGTGTCTCTGCGAATACGGGTGCGCGCTCTTCTTCGAAGACAGACGCATAGGTCGGTTCCTCGCCACGCAAGCCGGCTATCAAGGCCGATTGAACGTGTATAACAATCCGACGCGCTTCGAGCCGGTTGGTGTCAACTACCATTACAAGCAACTCAAGGCGGGCCGAGAGTGCATCCCGATTTGGGACAATCGTATGCGCATGAGTTTCAAAGATATCTTATGGCAGTACGCGAGACGCCTCGCCGACATTGACAAAGCGTATGATGTGAACTTGGAGAGCCTGAAACTGCCGACCATCATCACCGCCGACCCGCGCACCAAGCTCACCGTGCAGAACATGCTACAACAACGGCAGGATGGGCAGGATTATATCATCGGATACGATTCACTAGACCCCGGTAGCATGTTCCAACCGTGGCCCAACACCACCCCCTACCTGCTGGACAAGTTCATCCAGCAAAAAACACAGGTAAGCAACGAGGTACTGGGATATCTGGGCATCCAATCCAGCGGCACCGAAAAAAAGGAACGGCTCATCTCCGACGAAGTGGCGCAAGCCAATGAAAAGGTGGACGTGTTCCGGCTGAGTTTCCTCAAGGCGCGACAGGCGGCGGCGACGGAAATTAACCGGTTGTGGCCGCAACTTAATATCTGGGTTGAGTATGCGGACGCGCAAAGCTCCGGCGTACCCAACGCGCTTGACTCTAGCGCCAGCGGTACGACCGATATTGACATGCCCGCATCATACGACGCGGGTATCGGAGGTGTATTGTGACGCAGGACTTCAGCGCCTACGCAATGGAAACGCCCGGCGAATACACCGAAACCCTCGGCAATCTCATTGCATTTGGATACGACACGGACGCCAAACTGCATCTCAGCGCCGACTATTACCCGATTTACAACGAATCTCACCGCGCGGAGTTGAATGAAAAGATTGTCCGCCATTACGCGCTTAGGGAGATTGGTCAGGAAACCGCCCAGCAGTTCATTTTTTACTTGGGGATGACGATGGCGGAAGTCATGCCATATTTTAATGAGCGCTACAGGACGCTAGCGTTGAAATATGACCCATTGAACACTATGGAAATGGTCAGTGAAAGCCTGTCCAATACTGTAGCCCAGTCCAGCGGCAAAACCAGCGCCTCTCAGGATAGTGCGACCCGAAGCTCCTCGGACGGCACCAGTTCGAGCAGCACCAAGTCCCAGTCTTACGACTCGGAAGTGCCCGCAACCGGCGTGCAAGGTGATTTTGCTCGATACGCGACTCATGCCAATCAGGCGCAAGCGGATACGGACGGCAGTAGCCATAGCACGCAAGATACCTCTTCTCAGTCCCATAGTACATCCAGCACGGAATGGCAACACGACGCTACAGATGGGAGCACCAGATCCCACACGTCGGGCCGCTCCCAGTCCGCCATGAGCCTGATACAGGAGTACCGACAGGCCATCATCAACGTGGACATGGAAATCGTGCGAAGTCTCGAACCGTGCTTCATGCAAGTGTGGGGCTCGTATGATACTATTTTCAGTAACTGCCATAACTATGGAGAAGGGGAGTAACCATGGTTGCCATTAACTCACTGATTCCACGGCAACGCCTGTTTGACGGGATGCCCACGTCGGTTCCGTTTACATATCGGGACGGATTGACCACGTTACAGTTGATTGAATGCCTACGCCACAATCTTGATACCCTCCAATGCGATTTGAGCAAGCTGGAAGAGACCACCACCGACCTCGCGGAATCCGTGGACAAGGCTCTTGCGGACACCGTGGCGCAAATCAACAAAGCCATGTCCGATTTACGCGCGGAACTGCTGGCCTTGATTCATGAAATGGAACAGCAAGGCGTGGCAACCTCCCCAGTGTACGGAACCATACAGCCGCTCGGGGAGGTGCTCGGCGGCATGTATGACAATTCGCGTAATCATGGATTGTTCTGGGGTGACTACGATAACATGCGGTTGACCGCGCAGGAGTACGACGGGTTGTCGCTTGGAGCGCGCGAATATGATTTGAAGGCCACCGCCGTGGATAATTGCGTGCCCGGTGATTTTCCGGGCCGTTCTCAATTTCCTTACGGTAGGTCCATGCCCGAGAATCCACCCGCCGACATGGCGTTTATCACGCAAACCGAAGCGGACGCGCGGTATGTTGAGCGCAACCCGTCCGTGTCGAACTTCGAGCCCGGCCTCACCGCCGAGAAACTGGACGCGCAATATACTGATAGTTATAATATTGTTCGGACAGGATCCCCGACCAGTAGCAAGGAACAACAATGACATCTTCTAAACATACCTCAAACTATAATCTGAGCCAGTTCGCAGGGTCCGACCGCCCCTCATGGCTTGTGGATTATAACGGTGACATGGCGAAAATCGACGCACAGATGAAAGCCAACGCGGACGCCATCGAGAGTGCTGCGGGCGGCGGCCTTGCGGCGGTATCGCACACCAGCGACCTTACCGGTAACGGTACGTCCGGTTCTCCGCTGGGAGTGGCGGACACTATCGCACGCAAAACCGACATCCCGGATACAAGCGGGTTCGCCACCACGTCCGCGCTCACTTCGGGGCTTGCGGGTAAGGTTGATAAAACCGCTTCGCAGCCGGATACGCTCGGATTGATGGCGACCGAGCTTGACTCGCTGTATAAGGACGCGAACGGCATCGTCCGCGTCGGCACTAAGGAATAGAAAGGGAAACAGCAATGTCCACCACACAGCATACCGGACACTACAATCTGCCGACGTTCGGGGATAATCCAAACGATCGACCGTCGTGGCGTGGCGACTTCACCGACGCCATGACCAAGATCGATAATCAGATGTACGCCAACGCCACCAACATCACCACCGCCACGGCGGCGGCGAACAACGCGAAGACGGCGGCGGACGCGGCGAAGGAAGCCGCCGACAACGCGGCGGAACTGGCGCAGACCAACAAGACCGATATTGGCGAGTTGGATGGCTATTTCAGCAAGCTCGGCGTCACGTCGGCGCAGACCGCGCAGCAGCTTATGGACACTATCAACGGTAAGGCGGAGGACGCCGAACTTTCCGAACTACGGGGCACCGTGTCGGGCTTGACCAATAGGGTTGAAGGTAAGGCGGACGCCAGCAGTGTGTACACCAGAAGTCAGGTGGACACGACGTTCACCAAGCAGGGCGGATACTCAGGCACCGCACAGCAAATCCACACTGAAGCGACAAACGCGACGGCGGCGGCGACGAACGTACAGGAAGAATTAACCAACCTGAAAACCTCGGGGCAGTCACCAATAGCATTGGTTCAGCGAATTAACGTGCTGACTAATCATTTTTCCAACGTATCATGGACGGCATATTACTCACCGCTGTCAAAATTCGTCAACATCATGGTGCGTTTCGGTTCGCCAGATGGGCACTCCAACGCTAACTGTACGTCGAACGTGAACCCCGGCTCACTCATTATCGGGACAATGCCGGAAGGATATCGACCGAACGGCTTTATAAATTCCTATCCGTTCACATACGGTGATAAAACTGGACTTTGCAACATTAGTGTCACCGGCGAAGGGGTTGTATCCTTTTACTGTCAGGGAACAATCGCGACAAACACTCAGCTGAAACAGACACTGCAACTCTCTTATTTTGTAATCTGATACCAGCGTAACGCCCCATGTTTCACGTGAAACATACCCCGTCCGGTAGTCCGGGCGGGGTATACTGTTATGTATGGCAGTTGACTTCAGGACATGGGTGAAACAGACCGAAAACCGCTTTTGGGACATGGACGGCAGTTGGGGCCCGCAATGCTGGGACTTATGGGCAAAATATTGCATGGATGAGTACGGGTGTAGTGTTCAGGATTGCATCACCCCGACAGGTTGGGCCGGTGGATTATACACACATCATCCCGTAAGCGCAAGAGTCGGGGAGATTTTCGAGAAAAAAGACAACACATGGAACCCTATGCCCGGCGACGTAGCCATATGGCAGGTCTGCTATCCCAATTATCCGTCAACGCACGTGGCCATTGTCGTTGATGGAATACAGGGCGATTCCATCGACGTGATTACGCAAAACCCCGAGCCAAGCGTGCATAAACTACTCCCATTGCAAAAAGCGTATATCGGATATTTGCACCCGCGCAAAAAACCGGACGGCGGCGACAATGACAGCGGCTCGAACCCTACCGGCTCCAACAACCCGGGTAGCGTATCCAGCAGTGACGTGTGGATACAACAACAGGGCGACAATCTTATCTACCATTACCGCGACAACGACAGTGGCGCGGGTACCATGATTTTCTACAAAGCCACGGCCCAAACATGGACGGCCAAGGGCAGTGCTAAAGCGCCCAGTGACTCGGGCGGCCAAGCCACGCCCTCTACAGGCAACGGAAAAAGCAGTTACGCACTCTACTGTATCGGCACGGTGGAAAGCTCATTGCAATGGGACGCGGTAGAATTAGCCAACGGGCAAGGAATCGGGATTGCGCAATGGTCGTTTAACCGTCGGTTGGACGTGTTGAACGCAATGAAAACCGCCGACCCGACAGGCTACGCGACGTTCGCCAAAACATGCCCCGAGATAGCGGCACTCATGGGCAATGGCGGGACGTTTACACGCCCCCTGACCCCTACGGAGTCGGCGGCGTTCAAAACATGGGCTCAACGCGCCGAATCACATCAGGGGCAACGCAACCAGTTCGAAACGGATTACAACAATTATCCGCAAGTCTACTCGGACGCGAAAATGCAGATACTATGGGCGTCGGCATATCATCAAGGCCCGGCATACGCCGAAGCGCTACCGAAAGCAACCACATTGGGCGGTTTATTGGATAATCTGCTTAATGACAGTGTTTTCGGGCAATACCCGAGCCGGTATCGGACCGTGTATAATCTGCTAGTCGTATGGGACGGCGCTAGTGCCCCACCGAACTTCTAAAAGTCCGTATGTCGTGCCATAATGATATATATGGAGAAACTGTTAGCCGAGGGCGATTATTACGATTATGGGCGCGTGTTATCCTACCACGCGCCTTGGATGTTCGTAATCGGCGCGCGCGGCCTCGGAAAAACCTATGGTGCCAAAAAACTGGTCATAGGCGACTGGATTAAAAAACGCTGGCAATTCATCTATCTACGCAGGACGGCGGAGGAGCAGAAAAACAAGGGCACATGGTTCGCGGACATAGCGGAACAATACCCGGAGTTAGAGTTTCGCGTATCCGGCAATCAGGCAGAATGTCACTGGCTGGATGACAGGGACGCCACCACGGACAAACACGGCAAGACACGCCCCACATGGCACATCATGGGATACTTCATCGCCCTCAGTCAGGCAGGACAAGTGAAATCGGTGGCCTACCCCAAGGTGCGCACCATAATTTTCGATGAAATCTTCCCCGATAACATGCGATACCTTGGCGGGGAAGTAACCGCGCTTGAGGAATTCTATAATACGGTTGACCGGTGGAATGACAGGGTTCGCGTCATCATGTGCAGTAACGCCGTAACCCTCGCCAACCCGTATTTTTCGGCATTCAACATCAATCTAAAACCACAGTTGGATAATCACACGCAATACCAACGCTATTGCGACGGGTTTATCATGGTGGAATTGGCCGATTATGGCGGGTTCAGCGCCAAGGTGGCCACATCCAAATTCGGCACGTTCCTACGCAGGTATGATGAAAATTATGCGAACTATGCAATCAATAATGATTTTAGAGATAATGCCAATACTCTCATCAGTGATTTTAACAACGCCGGTTATGCGTTCACGCTGAAAACCACCGAATACGGTATTTTCAACGTATACCAACAATTAAGCGATACCGACGAAGTATTATATATCATCACCAAAAAACAGCCTAAAATCACTAGGGATTTTACGTTTGACTACCGACTGGTGGACAATGATTGCATCATGCTCAAACGTTCCGACGATATGACACAGAAAATATTAAGCGCCTACCGCGTCGGGCGACTGCGTTTTGGAACACCGCAAATCAAGGCGGAATTCAGTATGATACTTGGCGGCTTACTACAACAATCAGGTATAAGAAAGTGAGGAAATATTCATGCCAATCCATGAATTTATCGTTATCGGCATTGTATTTTTATTGGTGCTGATTGACTACATCACCGGCGTGGTAAACGCAATCATGCACGGCAAGCTATCCAGCGAGAGAATGCGGAGGGGGCTCGGACACAAATTCGCCTACCTTGCCGTAATCTGTGTCGCGCTGATTGTAGAATACGGTTCGGACTACATCAATCTCGGAATCGGACTACCGGTGTTCATCCCGGTTTGCGTAGGCATCTGCCTGATTGAAATCACCTCAATCATGGAGAATTGCGTAAAAATCAACCCCGAGTTAAGCGGCTCCAGTATTCTCAACATTTTCAACATCGACAGGAAGGAAAACGATGGTAAGGAAGATTAAAGCAATCGCCTATAGTATGATTGCCGCAATCGCCGCCATGCTGTTGGCATTAGCGCCAACCGCAAACGCGGCGGACATGATAGACGTATCCAGTTGGCAAACCGGTATCAACGTCACCACCACTGGCGCGCAAATCGTAGTCGCCAAGGCAACCGAGGGTGTCGGATACGTCAATCCCGATTGTGACCGCGTGGTACAGGACGCCTTGAAGGCAGGACAGGGAGTAGGCGTCTACCATTTCGCGCACACGGAAAACAGCGCTGTCAGCGAGGCCAATTACTTCATCGACCACACACGCGGATACATTGGCAAAGGCATCGTACCGATTCTCGACTGGGAGCCGAACGCCCTATGGGACACTAATTGGGCGCTCACATGGCTTCAAACCGTGGAAGCCGCATGGGGCACCAAACCGATTATCTACACGAACCAATCCACAGAAAACAGTTACGACTGGTCGGCAGTTGTCGCCGGTAACTATGGCCTGTGGATTGCCGCTTATACCCTAGGTTATACGCCAATCTACGGATTCAACCCGCCCGCAACACAGCCCACGCTCCACTACTGGCCGTTTGCCGTCGCATGGCAATACACCGGCAACGGCTACATCAACGGCTGGAATGGAGGAGTTGACCTAAGCGTAGTCTACGGCGACCTCAACACGTGGCACGCATACGCGGGTAGCGGGCAGGTTGCACCCAAGCCCACACCGCAACCCGCACCGCAACCCAGCACGCCGAACACCCCGTGTGATACTAATTGCGTTATCATCCAGTCTGGACAGTACGTTTCCATGTTCTGGGCCGACTGGTGGAACGTGACCGTACCCAGCGGCAACCCGTCCATCGTATACCCCGGCGATAAAATCTGTCACAATGGCGGCGGCAACACTGCAACAGTGTCGCGCACATACGTGGTACAGGCGGGTGATACGCTATCCGGCATTGCCGCATATCTTGGCGTCAACATGTACAACATCACCGGGTACAGCTCGGGTAACATGAACCTCATCTACCCCGGAGAAGTACTCTACTACTAACCTCCCCAGCACGAATAAGCCCCGCAAAATGCGGGGCTTATTCGTTATCAATCACCATACAAAATCATCAATTGAGACAACATAGCAACCAACACCGTCCTTAACACCACGACATATGAAACCAAAATCACAATCACCATAATCATGTTCAAGAACCCTAGTAAGAGCTGATTTAAACGTTACCTCACCATTATCAATCTCCCTACAAGCAGTAACAATTTTCTCAAAACCGTCAACATCAACCGAGTACACATGACCCGGTTCAATCTCAGTCACATAAGCATTAACCTTAAACATTCTACTCAAACAAACCTCTCACCATAAGTCCTATAAAATTCCTTAAAATCAAAATCACGACAATACTCAAAACCATCATCCAAGTCAACAAAGTCCCTCACCTCAAAAAAATCATTAGACCAATTAGGCCCATACTGTACGCGCTCATCATCCCACTCACGAATAGTAATCTCAA